CTGTCATATCGAGAGATCCTCCAGTGATAGACACATCACCTGTGAAGGAAGGACTCTCCAGGTCAGCTACACTCAGCCAGGCAGATCCGCTATAGAGTTGATGAACTCCCACAGTCTCATTAAAGATCACCCAGCCAGCAGCAGGACTCAGTGCATCGCGTTCAGCAGTCGTAAGACTAGGCGGTAAGAAATGCGTGTTCGTCCCAGTCATATTCAACGAGCCGCCGGTGATCGACACGTCTCCGGTGAAGGCTGCTCCAGCTAGGAGCGCAAAGAGCTCTGGTTGCAAGTTAGCTTGGCCGACGATCCAGTATGCTCCAACTGTCGCTTCATCTCCACTCGCCGTCGAATCAGCTATACAAAGTACCGTGTCTCCGATCTCGACCACTTTACCGCTCGCGCCACCAATCTTACCAGCGGTCGTAGTAATGACATAGATATCGCCAGCATCACCAGCAGGATAATTCGGGTTCGTGTTGGCATTGGTTATGGCTCCCTTGAAGGTGAAGAGGTTGAGATAGGCGATCGCAGCCTTGACATGCGCCGTCGTTGCTACCTTCGTCGAATTGTCGTCTGCTGCTTGAGTCGTCGCTTGCACACCATCAGCTAGGACCGCTGTCGCTGGGATCGCATCGCTATGTTTATGATCAGCTCGTGCATATTTCTCGCTCGATCCAGCCGCTGCGGTACCTAATGCCTGCGGGGTCGAGTCACCAGCTTGACCCAGCACAAATGCGGTCGTCGCTAGTTGCGTCGTGTCGGTGTCAGCAGGGGCGGTATCGGCAGCAGGTACGCCAGTAAAGGTAGGTGAGGCGATAGGAGACTTCAGCGCGAGAGCATCAAATACGGCATTCTGCGACGGAGCTACTCCAGTTACGCTATCTGCGATCGCATCACCAACTTTTGCATCAGCGTAAGCAGTGGTTGCCAGGGTCGTATTGTTTGTTCCTGCAGCTTGAGTTGTTGCAGTTGCAGTTGAAGGCAGCACGTCAGTATGCACATGATCTTCTCGAGCATAATCTGTCGAGGTGCCTATAGCTGCGGTTCCAAGTGCTTGTGGCGTGGCGTCTGCAGCATCTGCTTGAGTCACAATAGTGCCTGCCGCAGCAGCAGTTGCAACCGAGGATTGCTGGGCTGCAGTCAGGTGATAGTATTCGTCTATGGTTCCACCCTGCTTGTCGGAGGTTATATTATGAGGAAAACCAATCCGACGAAGCAAGGCAATAATTTTCGTCGCGCTTAGGTCCGAGACTGCCCGCCCAGAACGGACTAAGCGAGTCCCGAGACGGCTTGTGTCTTTTTGATAAGGCACAACAGGAGTCTTAGATCTTGAAGCTCCAGGAGAAAGTTTCTTGGCCATTAGGATTTTACCTTTAGAGTTCCTGAATCTACATAAAGCGCTCCAGCAGACAACCCAGTAGAGCTTGTAGGAAGATTTGTCATAAGAATAGAAGCATTTGAGAACGTCGCCTTATGCGCTAGAGTTATTCCAAGCCCAGAAGTTTCTTCCTGCAAAGTATCGGTTTTCAACCCATTGGGAAAGCTTGGAGCTCCAGAACCAACTTTGTCGAAGATGTTTGAAGCATAAAGATTAGTTGCTTTAAGGATAAGCATTGCTTGCTGCACGCCACGATCTACTACTCGGCGGACCCAACCAGGACTTAGGTTGAGCATTTCACGGGATTCTTTCATCTCTTGGGGGCCTCAAAAGAGGGGGAAGTGCTTAAGCAGAAGCAAGAGATGCTTCTTTTTGGGTAAATTCATCCAGGGAAAGGATACTTCCTCCAGGAGCTACTTCAGACCTCAGGAGGTCATCCAATGCTACTCCAGGAGTCTCATGAATTCGGTAGCGAGTGAGTTTTACAGGATCTACATTTGGATCTTGGCGAAGCTCGGCATAGATTCGAGAAGCTCGAGATTCCCTCACTTCGCGGGTTTCAGGAACGCTTGAATCAGGTTCGATTTGGATGTCGTATTCGCCTTCTTCGAGCATCGAACCGGTGAAACGAACCCATACAGGATAGCCATCGCTGCCTAGGACTTTTATCACTTGTTCTTCGGTCCAGTGGCGGAAGATTAAGAGGTGAATATCTCGAAAAATTGCGCTCAAGAGATCCGCGATCATATCTCGGCGCTCATCGATTCGAAGCTCAGCGGCTTGCCGCACAGCATTTACTTCAGTCGCTGTGGGGCCATGAGACCTCGCTTGGAACTGAGCGAGAGAATTCCGAGAAAAGCCCATAAGCTCGCGCATGTCTTCCATGAGCTCTTGCTCTTGCTTCAAGAGGCTGTCGGGAATATGATGAGATTCTACAGGATGCAAGCCACGAGCATTCGCTACGTTTATGATTGCGCCTACATCAGAATTAAGAAGCTTCTGCGCCTCAGAGGCACTTATAGCGTTTTTCTCATTGAGCCATTTTACAAGAGAGACTCGAGCATGTTGATGAATTAGGGTTTTTATGTCGTTGAGTTGCTCTTGAAGCGTCAGGATTATGTCGGCATCTGCGACGCCATAAGGATGCTCCGAGTCTATGTTCGGCGTGTAGATGAAGAAGGGAGAAGAGTATGAAGTTTGAAGCTCGTCGTCTTCGTAGATCAAAGGTTTGTCCTTTGGCATTACGTCTGGAGCAAATACAATCACCTTGCGAGTGCGCCGATCTCGAATTTCGTAGAGCTCCACAAGCCGGCGAAGACCTTGCTCATCCTGGAATAGGGGATCTCGAGAAGATATTGGAGTCACACCGACGGATTTATTGGCGAACTGCTTGAACATAGGAAAGCGAGAATCGTTCTCGAGATCATCCCAATAGCGGAAGATTCGCTGGGCTTGGAAAAAGGAGTCTTCGAAATTTCTCACGTCTTTTGCGAGAATAAAGTCTTTGGTCGGAATATGCTTTATAAAAGGCATGTTACCGACGATTCCCTGACGGTATTCACTTCTTTCGCCTTTTTTCGACACAGGAACATTGGTTCCTCCAAGAGTGGGCGTAGGGGTGAATTCCGCGCCGAAGAGCAGCTTTAGGACTGCAAATGAGTTGAAGAACGAAGCATTCACGGCGCGCTTCATCTCAAGCTTTAGGTTCATCGCTGCGATCAGGGCATTATCTACGCGCTCCAAAATCTTCGCAAGGGCTTGGAATTCAATTCCAGGTTTCTTCGCCACAATAGAGATTCTAGGATCCCTGTAGTAGATTCGAGGCACGACTTGGCGAGCCATGACGAAGAACATGTTCTTAGGATATACGTTCGCTTTGTATTGGTTGCGATAATACTGATAGTAAATCGGCCAGAGATCTTCCCTTGTCTTCGTGGAACGATCTGCATCTCCGGCCTTGAGCTGCTGTAGCCACCAGTTAAGATCTGGGAGCATTGAAGAACCTAGGTAGCCTTCCATAGAGTCTTTTGGGTGAAAGCTGGGTGTCCAGAATTGGGACACGAGTTTTAATTATAGAATCCTGGGGCACTACGCCATTTCGGGCTCAGATCGATCCTTGGAGCAACCTGGGGCTGCTCGCCGCCGTCGTGCTGGGACTGTCCATGCTGCCCGCCGGGGCAGTCGAGCCTGCGACGACGGACTCGGACAGTGCGGTGCGCAGTCTTCCTACGACAAAAGGCTTGGATTTTCGATTCGTGGTGAAGCCTGCTTGAGTTATATTCGTAGCATAAGCTTCGTCCCAGTAGATTTGAGCCCCTGGATAGATGCCCCTTCTCACAAGATTATCAAGGGTGATATGCCCATGATTATTTGCTTCAATCACTGCAAGGGGCCAGAAAAACCGTCTGCCAAGGTCCTCAAGAAATTCTGCAAAATCATTCGGTGCAATACGATTAGAGCGAAATTCACAAACCTGTTCATTGGTCTCCCTGCAAAGAATTTGAACCGTGGAGTAGTCGTTTTCTACTCCTGCGGAAACATCCACTCCAAGGCCATAAGTCAGCGCTTTGTTTGGATGCCCTTCGAGGATTGCGAATTCTCTAGATTCTTGAATCCACCTTGGGGAATTCGAGGTATAGAAGATTTTGTGGAAATAAGATCTCGTAGAAGGAATGAAGCATTCCTGGAAGGTCATCGGATGCTCTTGCTTAAAAAGCCACAGATCGTAATCCAGCTCATCGATCTTGTCTCTTCGCCAAGCAAGTCTTTCAGGGGCGAGGCCTGGAAACGACGCAAGAAGTTCTTGCTCACCATATTCAGGATCAGGCACAGAAAGCATGAGCGCTTCGCGCTCTTCTTCAGAGAGCGGCTTCAGAGTATCTTCTGCAAGATGCCAAGGAAAGAAAATTATGCCATAAGAGCTTCGATTTTCCCACGCTCGAAGACACCTTCGATGATACCAAGTACCCTGGCCATTACCTGTGGATTCAATAAAGACTTCTCCAGTCCCAGGAATCGTCTGCACAAGAGACGCAACGAGAGACTTCGGATTCTCGTAATATGCGGCCTCTGAAAGATGTAAATGGTTGCAGTCTAAGCCCCGAGCTACTTCTTTTGACCCGGCGGTGAATACGCCTATGCTTGAGTTTGTCTCAGGAAAGCTTACTTCTATTGTGGAATCTGTTCCTACTCGCATCGGGGCGCCTCGGAAGTTTCTCACATAATAGTGGACTTTATTGAAGAGCTTTTTTACTTCTTTGTCTCGGTGCGCTACTACCGCGGCATCGATATTCTTCGAGGTGTTTGCTTTCGCTGTGAAGCGCGCAGTGATATAAGCACTTATACCCCGGCGGCGAGCTTTAGGAATGAAGAACTTTACTGGAAGGCCTTTTCGGATTCGCTGCGCTATTCTATAATCGAGCTGGCGCTGCTCCTGATTCAAGATAAAAGGAGCGTCTTTTCCTTCTCGATTTATGATTTGGAAGAAATTCTCGATCAAGAATCCCTCAGGCGTTGCGAGCCCAGAGAGAACATCTTCCCTCATAATAGGTCTGGAGCAATCAAGCCCGGGAAACAAGAAATGCTCATTCATTCGAGCCTTCCGCAGGAAGATTCACTTGCACGTTTACTTGGAGCATTTCAAGCACCCGCTGCATCTGCGAAGCCGCACTTTCGGGCTTCGGAGCATTGGCGGTACCAGTAGAGTATCCTGTGACTTTGAAGACTTGCGAAGCGCCTTTTAGGCGTGTTTCGATTGCTTCTTCTGAGCTCATAGAATCTCGCAAGACTTGTGTGGCCTCGCTTACAAGAGCATGCAGATCATCTCCCGCAGAGGCTCTCAAGCGCAGGATGCATTCTCTCACATGAGGCTGCCCAAGGCGTTCGTAGATTGTCTGAGGAGAAATCCCAAGCACATTCGCGATTTGATTCCGAGAAAGTCCTTGCATATAAAGATTCAGCGTATCGTATTCTTGTGGCGAAAGGCCAAGAAACGGATTCAGGGCTTTTTCTTCCGCAGAAGCTTTCAGCCCTTTGTAGTTGCCCGAATACGCACCGTTTTTTGTCACTCTGCGATCTTGCTTCGCGTAGGCGTATTTTACCCCAGAAGAATAATGCTTCTCCCCATAGGCGTCTATGTAAGATCCATCTGGGAGCAAATCCCCAGGCACAAGATCCTGCTCTTGGAGACCTCTCGTCGTATGGATTCGATCTATGCTCGAGCTTGGGCTTATTTCAAAATCTCCCGATTCAAGATCCTCTTCGTGCATTTGTATCTTCCTCTCTTTGCGCTTTTTGCAGCAAGAATCTTCGTAGCGCTTCTTGCGCTTGCGCTTGTTTCTTCTCCTGATCGAGGCTCTCTCCCTGGAGAAGCTTGAATCTCGAGATAAAAAGCTGACTCTTGCTTGGCATGTTTTTGGGCTCCCTTTAGGAGAAAAATGATGCAAGAAGTATGCCTAGAGGAGAAATTTTGGAGAAATTTTGAAAGTTGTCCTAAAAGATACCCGCCGCCAGAAAATAGGGGGGTGTCGATCGGTCGTTCGGTTCGATAGAATGATGGATTCAATCAAATGATGGATTCAATCGGTCGATGGATTAGATCAAATGATCGATTTAAGCACCTTATTTAGACGGTCGATCCAATCAAAGGCTACAATCAAGGGATTAAAGCAATCGCTTGAATACGGTGCTTAAAACGATAAATTCAAGGATATGATACAATCAAATGATGGATTCCATCAAATGCCGGCATCAATCGATCAAATCAAACGGTGTAAAAATGTCGAAGTGTCGAAATGCTAAAGTGTCGAAATGCTATCGGTTTTTCTGTAAAAATACCCAGATCGTCATAGGTGTAAAAGTGTCATTGTGTCGAAGTGTCGAAATGCTATGGGTTTTCCGGTGATTTTCTAAAAGGTATTTTCTTTTTTGGTGGAAAAAGCCGGGTGGGTTTTTCATAAAAAAATCTATTAAATAATAGATTTATATATAGATTCTTATAGATTATACTACCCAATCCAAAAAACGCACGGAAAAGCCTTAGCATTTCGACACTTTGACACTTTGGCACTTTTACGCCTTTAATCTTTTCAATCCCTTACGGAAAAAAGCCAATAATATCAATCATGTCGAAAATCTTTCCAACCCTGTAAAAAAAGCTGACACCCCGCTAAGCCTACAACCATAAGGCTTAGCGCGAAAAGTGAACAAATGATCTGTAAAGAAAGCTGACAGGTAAAAACGACAACAAACCAAATTTGTCGATATGGTAAATTTACCACATACAAAA